TTTGCGTATTCTTCGGCGCGGCCGACGCGGACGCCGTCACGCTTTGCGTAGGCCTGTAGGGCGCGAAAGTAAATTTCGAAGTCGGTCACGGTTCATTCTCCGGTTGGGTTGGTAGTGTTGACAGTCAATGCAGAATGCATGCCAGTTATTGACTATATTTGAAACATGCTTACATTCAACAAGTTAAGAAAAAAACCTGGTTTTTAGACTAAGTCCAATGTGACGCAATTGATCACCTCAGCGTCACATAGTGACTCAATTGATCACCTGTGATATTGTTGCCGGATGGATACCCGGAAAATACCCACGCGCCGGCTCAGTCGCGCACAAGTGGGCGAAGCCCTAAAGTCAGTCCCTATGCAATCCATTCTTATGGGCGCACAAGGGGGCAAGGAAAGAACACTCACGACTAAGCAATTGCGTTTCGCGGAGGCGCTGGCCATGGGAGATACAAAAGCAGGGGCATACCGCAAGGCGTATAACACTAAGGGCAAACCGGTAACGCAATCCCATACGGCCAGCCGGCTTTCAATGTCGCCCCATATCGCCGCGCAGGTCGATGCGTTCAAGGTCGCTCTCGAGGCTCAGCGTTATGCAACCCCCGCTGCCCTGAGGGCTTTGGTGATCGAGCGCCTGACCGCCGCAGCCATCAACCCGGAGCATAAACCCGCGCAACAGCTCCGAGCGCTTGAGCTCTTAGGTAAGGTCACTGAGGTCGCCGCCTTCACTGAGCGGCGGGAGATCATCAAGTCTGACAGTCCGGCAGATGCTCGCGAAAAGCTGCTAGTTTCACTTCGCGCAGCTATCAGCAAGGGCGACGGCGGAGCGTCGTTGCTAGCTGAACTCTCACGGCGTAACAGTGTTACGATAGATCAGGCCATGGCCGACCATACAATCCTCGACGGGCCGGCCCCGGCCGACGCGTCAATTCCCGTCCCCGACAATTCGACCCCACCCACCCCCACCCCCCAGCTTGCGGCCGGCCCGCCGCCGCCTGGACTTACTTAGTAATCCACTCCCTAAATCTCACCAAAGTAACACTGCTACCTAGTGTAACACCTGTTACACTACCCTCGTTAAGTCTTTGAAATTGATAGTAAAAAATTTTACACATCAAAAATTTGGACAAAAATGACACCCGCGCAGAAGCAAATATTTTTGGTAATAGATGAGTGGTGGAAGAGGTTTGGATTTGGGCCATCTATAGATGATGTGATGGAATTTACTGGGGAGAAGGGTAGGGGGAATGTATCTAGGAAGATGTGGATACTTGTGGATTTGGGGGTATGTAAAGGTGTTAGGAAGAGGGCTAGGTCTATTAGACCTTCTGGGTTGAGGGTGAGAACAATTGAGTAATGAGCTATTTGATTTGTTGAAAGCTTTGCCTGCGGAGGATTTGGTTAGGGTTATAGACCAATTGCCGGCTGGGGAGAGGGATCATTTGCTTGTGATGGCTGAGGGGTATGCTCGGTCTATTGAGAGAGAGCGCGGCCAGAATGATTTCATGGCTTATGTTAGAGCTATGTGGCCATCGTTTATCAATGGTAGACATCATGAGATCATGGCTAAGAAGTTTGAGGACATAGCTTCTGGCAAGTTGAAGCGATTGATAATTAACATGCCGCCTAGGCATACCAAGTCTGAGTTTGCTTCGTATTTGTTACCTAGTTGGTTTTTGGGTAAGTTTCCGCAAAAGAAGATCATTCAGGCTTCTAATACGTCTGATTTGGCTGTGGGGTTTGGAAGGAAGGTACGAAATTTGGTTGGTGGGGATGTGTACTCTAAGATCTTTCCTAATGTATCTTTGAGACACGACTCTAAGGCTGCTGGTAGGTGGTCTACCAATATGGATGGTGAGTACTTTGCTATTGGGGTAGATGGGACTGTTACGGGTAAGGGTGCGGATTTGTTGATTATTGACGACCCTCACAGTGAGCAGGAAGCTAAACTAGCTGATCCGGCTGTTTATGATTCGGTGTATGAATGGTATACATCTGGGCCACGACAAAGGTTACAACCTGGTGGTGCTGTTGTTATAGTAATGACGCGGTGGTCTAAGAGGGATTTGACTGCTCAGGTTTTAAAAGCTGCCGCGCAACGGGGTGGAGAGGAGTGGGAGGTTATTGAGTTTCCAGCTATCCTTCCTTCTGGCAAGCCTTTGTGGCCGGAGTTTTGGTCTTATGAAGAGTTGGACGCACTAAGGACAGAGTTATCTAATAGTAAGTGGCAAGCTCAGTACCAACAGAACCCTACCTCTGAGTCTTCAGCAATTATTAAAAGAGAGTGGTGGCAGATCTGGGATTCAGATACAGCTCCTCCATGTAAGTTTATCTTGATGGCTTGGGATACTGCTTTTGAGAAAAGCAACCGGGCGGACTATTCGGCATGTACTGTGTGGGGTGTTTTTACAACCCAGAATGAAAACGAAAAGGAAGTACAGAATATTATTCTGTTGAACGCCGTTAGGGATCGGGTGGAGTTTCCCGAATTGAAAAGAATGGTGATGGATCAGTATAAAGAGTGGAAGCCAGATTCAATCATTATTGAAAAGAAAGCTTCTGGCGCTCCTTTGATTTATGAGCTAAGAGCGATGGGCGTCCCGGTTCAAGAATTTACTCCGACCAAGGGAAACGACAAGATTACAAGATTGAACGCCGTATCAGACCTATTTGCCTCCGGAAGAGTCTGGGCACCCAATATGCATTGGGCAGAAGAAGTGATAGATGAAGTAGCCTCTTTTCCTGCCGGGGATCATGATGACTATGTTGATACGGTATCAATGGGACTGATGCGGTTTAGGAGGGGCGGATTCATTACTACCGACATGGATGAAGAAGAGCCTAAACGCAACTTCAGGTCAAAGCATGTTTATTACTAAGGATTGAATATGAATATTGATAAAGGTATGTATCAACTCCCCAAAGGTTTGGATGGCGAAGATCGACCGGATTTAGAAATTGAAATTGTCAATCCAGAATCGGTAACCATATCAGTTGTTACGCTGGATGATTTTGGCGACAACCTAGCTGAAGAGATGGGCGAACGCGACCTTGGGATGTTGGCTTCGGATCTTTTGGGTGACTATGAAAGCGATCTTTCATCCAGAAAAGAATGGCTTGATACTTATGTAAAGGGTTTGAAACTCCTTGGGTTGAAATACGAAGAAAGATCAGAACCTTGGCCGGGAGCTTGTGGTGTTTTTCATCCATTGTTGATGGAATCTGCGGTTAAATTTCAATCAGAAACCATCATGGAGACCTTCCCGGCAATGGGGCCGGTTAAAACGACAATTATTGGCAAAGAAACTAAAGAAAAGAAAGAAGCGGCGGTTCGTGTTGCTGATGACATGAACTATGAGTTGACTGAAGTTATGGTGGAATACAGACCAGAACATGAGAGGCTTTTAATCTCAATGTGTTTGTCTGGCAACGCATTTAAAAAGATCTATTTTGATCCATCTATTGAAAGAGCGGCGGCTCCTTTTATCCCCGCTGAAGATATTGTTGTTCCTTATGGCGCAATGAGTCTGGATTCCGCAGAACGTGTAACGCATAAGATGAGAAAGACTGAGAATGAACTCAGAAAACTTCAAGTAGCCGGGTTTTACAGAGATATTGATCTTGGTAATCCAGCTATGGTTATGGATGATATAGAAAAACAAAAAGCCAAAGATTCGGGATTTAATGCATCCGCCGATAATCGATACCAACTACTGGAAATGCATGTAAATCTGGATCTTGATGGATACGAAGACAAAGATGAAGATGGGCAGCCTACTGGTATAGCGCTTCCTTATGTTGTAACAATAGAAAAAGGGACAACAACCATTCTGGCCATCAGGAGAAACTGGCTTGAGGATGACAAAAAGAAACTAAAACGCCAGCACTTTGTGCATTATGGATATATACCTGGGTTTGGTTTTTATTACTTTGGTTTGATCCATTTAATTGGAGGTCACGCTCAAGCTGCCACCTCTTTGATGAGACAGCTAGTAGATGCCGGCACATTATCCAATCTTCCTGGTGGTTTAAAGGCACGAGGTCTGCGTATTAAAGGAGATGACACACCAATAGCCCCCGGTGAATTTAGGGACGTTGATCTTCCCTCTGGTGCTATTAGAGATAATATTCTTCCCCTTCCTTACAAAGAACCAAGCCAGGTTTTGGCTGCATTAATGGACAAAATTGTTGCTGATGGGCAAAGATTTGCAGCAACAGGGGATTTAAAAATATCCGATATGTCTTCTCAATCTCCAGTTGGAACTACATTGGCCATTCTGGAGAGAATGCTTAAAGTAATGTCGGCCGTTCAGGCAAGAATTCATTATGCAATGAAGCAGGAATTCAAACTTCTGGCCGCAATTATTAGAGATAACACCCCGGCTGAATATTCATATCAACCTGAAGTGGGAAGCAAAAAAGCAAAACAATCCGATTATGATTTGGTATCGGTAATACCTGTTTCAGATCCAAATGCTTCAACAATGAGCCAACGGGTGGTGCAATTTCAAGCGGTTCTACAGTTATCCGCCGGCTCTCCGCAAATATATAACCTGCCTTATCTTCATAGGCAGATGATTGAAATACTCGGCGTTAAAAATGCAGAGAAAATCATTCCAATTGAAGATGATATGGCTCCCGTAGATCCTGTTACTGAGAATATGGATCTAATGCGAGGAAAACCTGTTAAAGCATTCATGATTCAAGACCATGAGGCGCATCTTGGCGTTCATATGGCAGCGATCCAGGATCCCAAAATAGCCAAAATTATGGGGCAAAATCCTCAAGCCCAAGCCATTATGGCTTCAGCACAAGCTCATATCATGGAGCATGTTGCATTTCAATATAGAAGAGAAATAGAAAAAATGCTTGGTGCAGCGCTTCCTCCAATGGAAGATGGCGAAGACCAGAAAAAACTTCCGCCAGAAATGGAAGCTCAACTTGCCCAATTAAGCGCTATGGCTGCAAAAAAAGTTCTGCAAAACAATACAGCAGAATCGCAACAGCAACAAATACAACAACAACAGCAAGATCCTCTTGTTCAAATGCAAAAGCAGGAATTGCAAATCAAGCAGCAAGAAGCGCAATCGAAAGCCCAACTTGGCCAAGCTGAACAACAACGCAAATTGCAAAAAGATCAGATGGATTCACAAGCAAAATCAGAAGATCTTCTCCTTCGACAAGAAGAATTGCAAGCAAAAAATCAATATGACGATCAAAATCTTCAAATAAAAAGGGAGGCACTTGAACGTCAACAAGATGGAAACAGACTTGAACTTTCTAGGACACAACAATAATGGTTTATCCGCTGGATTACCTTTCTGCACAAATTGAAGACCGGCGCACATCAATAGAACAGCACCTCGGAAGAGGTGGCGCGGCAACATTTGACGAGTATCAAAAACTTTGTGGTGTTATTCAAGGACTGGACACTGCAAAGCAAATTATCACAGACCTTGCACAACGTATGGAGACTGGCGAAGATGAGTAACGTGGATGTACAGCAAACTCAATTAGACGCGGAACAGAAGTCAAAGCAACTACCGGTGCCAAAGGGGTATCGAATCCTTTGTATGGTTCCGCATATTGAAGCCAAGTACGACGGTGGGATTATCAAAGCAGATGCAACTACAGCTCGGGAGGAATTGACTACTCAGGTTCTGTTTGTAGTAACGCTAGGTGATATGGCTTATGAAGACAAGGAGAAGTTTCCAACTGGGCCTTGGTGCAAGAAGGGGGATTTTGTTCTTACCCGACCCTATTCAGGCACCCGCGTTCGCATACAAGACTGGGAGTTCCGTTTGATTAACGACGATACCGTCGAAGGTGTTGTTCCTGACCCCCGTGGGTTTTCCCACGCATAGGAGGCTTTATGGCTGAAGCAGAGTACAAATTCCCAGATGAAATAGAAGAAAAAGAGTTGGAAGTTGAAATAATCGACGATACCCCGCCAGAAGATAAAAATCGCGCAGCCCTACCGCAAGACATTGTTGATGAGTTGGAAAAGGACGATTTAACGGAGTATTCTGAAAAGGTTAAAAAACGCCTTGGCCAGCTTAAAAAAGTCTGGCATGACGAGCGTAGGGCAAAAGAAGTATCTACCCGCGAAAAAGATGAGTCGATTAAAGTCGCCCAGTCTTTATATGAAGAAAACAAACAGCTTAAACAAAGACTTGGCCAAGGGGAGAAGCTTTTAGCTAACGGAATGAATAAAGAGGCCGCCTCAGATCTTGCGGCTGCAAAAGAAAATCTAAAGCAGGCATATGACGCAGGGGATGGGGCGCTTATTGCTGACGCCCAAGAGGCGTTAACGGATGCAAAATTAAAGATTCGAGATGTAAAATCTTACGAAAACTCTTTACAATCAAATCAAATCCCTGTACAAGCCCAGGTAGAACAAGTACAAGTAGACCGCAAGGCAGAGGCATGGAGTCATCAGAATAAATGGTTTGGTTCTGATGATGAAATGACGGCTTTGGCTCTTGGCTTGCATGAAAAACTGGTTAAATCTGGTATTGATCCCAGTAGTGATGATTACTACCGCCGAGTTGACGAAACAATGAGAAAGCGATTCCCGGAAAACTTCCAGGATGAGCAAACGATTGAGACTGACAAACCAGTCCAACGCAAAGCAGCAAATGTAGTGGCTCCAGCAACGCGTAGCACCGCGCCAACAAAAGTGCGACTAACGAACACACAAATAGCGCTTGCCAAGAGACTTGGTGTATCGCCAGAGGTGTACGCAAAAGAAGTAATAAAATTGGAGAACTATAATGGCTGAACGTCAAAATCGTGAATTAGAAGGTAGGGAATGGACTCAACGCAAAGCGTCGTGGTCGCCCGCACAATTACTCCCTGCTCCTAATCCTCAATCGGGATGGGCGTTCAGGTGGGTACGGACAGCAATCCTGGGAACATTTGATCCCACGAATGTGTCTGCAAAATTTCGTGAAGGTTGGGAGCCTTGCAAGGCCGAAGATCATCCGGAAATCCCGTCGCAATCAGACCAGAATACTCGCTATAAAGGCAAC